TATACGTTTTATTATCCTCTGATACTATTTTAATTCTTTCTAATATTGGCTCTACTTCGTTTTTAACAAGCTTTTCAAGGTGATACCACCCATCGTAAGCGTAAAATTTCTTAAATGAAACTTCTCCAATTTGAATAACGTTATCTTCAGTTAATAATAAATAGTATATCATCGTTTACAAAGTATTAAGTCCTTAGAATAATCCTTAATTTTGTTTATCTTGAACTTAAATATATCTAACTCCATAGTTCCAATCTCACCACTATCATTAATGATATCAGCCAAATTAGCTAATATCTGAAAGTTTTCGTTGGTTAGTTTCAGAGCATCAAACTCTACAATAATATCATTTTTAGGCTCTGAGTGATATTCGTGATGTAGCTTATCTTTTAAATCAAACATCGTGTTAGGTTGTTCGTGTGTTATGTATGATTCTATTACACCAGTATATTCACAATACAAATCTGAACACCACGGCTCTATATCTATCATATGTTTATAATCACAATTTTTTACTACAAAACCTATATCATACTTTGGTGGAACGATAGGCATCATCATAGAATCGTGTTTTACAAAGTGTCCCCATTTTCTAATAAACTCTCTCGTGGATTTCTGATTCTGTTTCAACCACTCATCAGATTCTCTATTTTTCATAAAAACTTGTCCATCAGGATTTCTTTTTGCACCATCTTTGAATCTACTACCACGGCTTGTCATATGATACACAAATCCTTGCCAAGTTTGTATCAACTCATAACCATTCAATAAAAATCTATTAAAGATATCTGAATCCTCTTTTGATTGTGGTGCGTACAAAGGATCGTGTCCACCTATCTCTTGAAAATCTTTTTTGTATATAGCCCACGGTGCGAATATACCACTCGTTGGTTTTTTAGTTGTATCTGTTGTATTCACGAACTCCATCAGTTTATCCTCATCAAACTCCTCTGGTTCGATACCACAATCCCAAAGTATCTTTTCTGGACCATCTGGATGTAGTGGTGGTTCTATTCTTGTAGCTGATACTACAGTGCCAGGTATCAAGTGTTTTAAAACTTGTGTATCCATATGAGGACAAGCATACATATCAGCGTGATATATCATTACGACATCATTCGTAGCGTATTCATTAACTAACGTATCATAAAGTATAGTGTGACCTAATCTTGTAGGACCTTCATTACGATGTATCTTTACATTCTTATCTTTTTCAGCAATCTCTTGCATCCACTCCCAAGTTCCATCATCAGAGAAATCATCAGCCCAACATATCTCATGTCGGTATCCGAGATTCTTTCTGATACTATTGTAAGACCATTGTAGATACTTTAGATTGTTTCTACTTGGTTGTATAAAACTAATTATTCTATCATCCATTATAAAACCTCATAATATCCACCAATACCAAACGGTATCTTGGTGTTAATTGTTAAATGTTCACTTTCTATATACCTTGATTTAGGTATAACTCTAAAGTCAAAACTAACCCTAGTAATTGACGTTATGTTTTGTTTATTACCATGTGTTAATTTACTAGCACTCCACTCTATACAATCACCATACTCAGCCTTCATTTCTTGATAGTCTCCCAAATCTTCTTCGGTCTCTGCCCATATCGTGTTAGTTCCATATGCCTTTGTTAATGGTACAAAGTAGTTTAACTCCTCTACTTTTTCAGCCCACTTTTCATCTCTGTAATGTTTATCTTTATGAAACTCTCCAACAGATACATTATTTGGTAAGTGAACTCTAAAAGTTGGTATTTTTTGATAGACTATTTCTTCCCCAAATCTTGGTTTAATTATGTCATGTAAAAAATCTGTATACGAATCGTCAAAACTTTTATCTTCTCTAATCATTTCATAAAAACACTTATGCCATATTGTAGATTGGTCATGTTCTCTATCAAACAATTCATAGTCTCGTTCAGAGTGTAAACTCGGTAAACCAAAATAGG